AATACTTTAGTCATACCTTTCAGGTATAAACAACGGCTGATGTCTTCGACATCTTGTAGTTGATATTTCTTATTGAAACGACACCAACCGACCAATTGGTATACTTTCTTGCTATCGGCTTTACGTTTAACAAAGTCACCTTTGGTGACAGATCGTAAGAAAATTGCATTCATTTTGTTTCCTTTCAGGAAGTTAATACACATTACCTAAACCAGCAGAGACATATCTGTCTCTTACGCTTTGCTCATATGCTGATTCACGATCATCAAGATGATCAAGCAATGCTTGTTCATCATGGCAAGCTTGAATCGCTTCTTCTTTGCTTGCAAAGATGCCTATGTCAGAGGAAATAAACTCTTGTTTATGGCTGAATCCGTTGATCATCGAAGCCCGATAACCATCTACACCGAAAGGTGTAACCAGTGCATAAGGAGGATTAAACCTTTCGGCGTAATACTCTTTAGTTTCAAGAACTAAAACTTTTATCATTTTGTTTCCTTTAGGAAGTGTTGCTTGATATATGCCCTGTAACCCAGTGTAATACAAAGTATTACAAAGCATATGAAAGCAAGCTCTTCATAACTGACGTACAACCCCGCCAACTAGAGCCTGTTTCCTATACACATTATCACCGCCATGTGTTATAGCGACCACACAATTAACCCACTATGTGATTGGGCTAGTCAATTTCAGCTTCGCTGTGGTGTCTCTGGGAAGACACCGCAAAGCATACTGACACTAGCATTAGATTTTTAAAGAACAGCGAATGAAGCTTTGCTTCACAGCAGGGCTTCACCCTATAAAGAGACACGATGGCACTCTGCAAAGCCCTTTAGGGGCTTTACGCAATGTCATCAAGCTGTTACAGACAGCTTAATCACTTTGTGCATTTTCTTGCCATGAGCAGGGTATGCAATCACTTCAATTTCCTTGTCATAGCAATCCCTGCAATCACCACACTTACCACCATTTGAGTAAGCTTCGCAAAGCTTTGTTCCTTCAGGAACACTGTCAGCATCATGGCAAATCACCGAGCCGTGAACACCTTTGGTGTAAACACCATTGATGCTGTCGCTTGAAAACCTAACCATTACATTTGGCAAAGCTTGCATTCTCCGAATGACATCTGCAAATTTAGCAAATTTAGCCATTCTTGTAGGCAACCAATGTTTCACATTGGGAGTGGCAAGCATTACCTCAAAGATCTTCTCTGCCAAAGGCAGGGCATAAACATCACCACTGTCAAACCAACGGAAATGGCTTTGCTTTTTCAAAGCACCAACCATGTCAGCAACCCAACCATCACGTTTCCAATCATCCTGATTGGCTTGTCTCAGAGCAATGGCATCTGGCATGAAGTAAAAGCCAGTAGTTGCATAGCAACCCTTACAAGCATCAACCAAAGTGCCATCATCTTTCAGCGAAGCTGGACAAGTGGTAAGAGCTTGTAAGCTCCATGAATATGTACCGAGTTTAGAAGTCTTTGAGAGCTTGAACATTGTGTTTCCTTTCAGGAAGTGTGGCAAAATCGCCGTTGACGTTTTCAATGTTAGATGAAGATCTGACCAGTGCAATTAGGGAAAACCCTTATGCTTGGTTCTCAGCAACTATTGCCAAAGGCAAAAACAGGAAGCTGAGCAGTGCCACAGTGAGCAGTGTAGTGTCATCACCACCAGTCAATTGTAGATACACAGCACCAGCTAAGCAAAGCCAAGCCTTGAAAACCAGCGAAATTGAGTAAGCAAATTTTCCCATCGTTTTCTCCTTCATGTCTTTCATTTAACTTAAAAATAAAAAAATTACCCTTTTCACTCCGTTTAAAAGGTAATTTTTTTATGTTAAATGAAAGACATGGGATTGGGCGCATGCTCGCAGATCTTTGATATTTTTAGCTTTTTATTATGCCAACAGAGTTGTCATATAAAAAGCGATTAAAAAATATCAAAGCAAAGTCGATGTTATCCACAGCTTGTTATCGCCACCTTTTTAGACTGTGGAAACCCTGTGGAAAACTCTTCGACAATTGGGGTAAACCCTGTAACACTTTGGAATACTGGATAGGCTTACAGTGGTAGATGGATATACCACCACTAAAGTATTACGTTCTATTGATAATGATAACGCATTATCATTTAGTTTTTTGCTAATCGTTGATTTTCAATCAGTATTCAAGATCTTATATGTCTTTGAATTCATTGATCTTTTTTGATCATGAGTAGAATACTTCACCTGCATAACACTCACGCATGGCGCTGGCATTATGCTCTCGCACTCGCTCGCTCGCCGCCGCAGTGCGCCGCCGCAGGCGGGGCTGGGCGTGGGACACGGGGGGGTATGGCGCTATCTGTATATGCCCAAGCCCACAGAAGGGGAAAATTGACTATGTAGTAATAAAGTATACATTACACATCCATGTATGGGAAACCGCATTTAAAGCGATTATCTATACATACCCTAGCACACCCCTTCACCAACAAATAAAACTTCTCCTATGCCCCTTTAAAGCCTTCTATGGGGGCTTTGTCCTACATCACTACTTCCCCTGTCCATACAAAGCTTTGCTTGCATGTTAATATAACATATGCTACACTACTACTAAAGGAGAACATCTATGTTAAAAGCTAATGGGTTTGATAAAGCCATCATGGGTATGGCTAGCATTTGGAGAGATGGCAGCAAAGTTGATGTGCTGGTCTATGATGGGAACAAGATGGTGAAGAGTCTTAAGAAAGATGGCATGACCTATGATGAAGCTGTTGAATTCATTGAGTTTAATGTTGAAGGAGCCTATGTTGGAGTTGAAACTCCTGTTGTTGTGTGGCCTTACTTAGATGAAGAATAAAAAATAAAGCTTGACAAGAAGTGTTGACATGTGTAACACTACGCTTTAATGGGGGGTAGGGGGGTAGATAAAGATCTATATAGTTAATTAAAGCTTATAGTGTTATAATAGATATAATAGTTGTAAGTCTACACACATACAATATAATATAATTTATAATAGCTTCATAATAGCTACTTATCTATTTACTTCTTCTTATAGTTATTTATATTAATATATATGTCAACCAATTTATAACTTCGACTGTCCATATAAAGCCTATAAACCATGTATCACTGTTATCTATACAACCTTTTATAACCTATAAAAATAATATGAAGAAGCCATCTGTAAGTTTGTTATCAACCAGAGATGAAGTTGTCTCTGCTGGATTGTTTTCTTCAAAACCCTATTCGGTTGTTTCTGATGTTTATACGGCAATGAACAGAGGAAGTCTAGACAATATACACATACCACACAGCGATGTTTACTTTGTTAGGGCTGCGTTGGAAAAGAATACTGGCTTTTACTTTCCCCTCAATGCTGTTGAAGAGGCTATGAAAGCTGAAGGTTGGAGAGACAGAAAAGGAAACAGATATGGCTAAGAAATCTACGGTTAATGCTGCTGGCAATTATACAAAGCCTACAATGAGAAAAGCATTGGTGGCTAAGGTGAAGGCTGGTTCAAAGGGTGGCGATCCGGGCGAGTGGTCGGCCAGAAAAAGTCAAATTGTTGCTAAGGAATATAAAGCAAAAGGCGGCGGCTACCGTGATTAATCTAACAAAAGTCTGTGCTAAATGTGATAAAGAAAAAGAGCTTAGTCTTTTTAGGAGCAGGGGCGGTTCCCAATCACACCTATTAAAAAGCTATTGTAATAGTTGTTTGTATTCAGACCATCGTAAATGGGTTGATGACAATCCTGACAAGGTTGAAGAATATAGAGCTAAAGATAGTTGGACATTAGCAAAGCGCTGCACTCGTTACAATATAACACCAGAACAACTTGTTGATAAGTACGAGAGACAAGAGAAGTGCTGTGCTATTTGTCATGATGAAGTAGCCTTATCAGAAAGCGCTATTGATCATAATCATCATACTGGGGAGTTTCGGGGTGTGCTTTGCAAACAATGCAACCGTGCATTAGGAATGTTTAAAGACAGCACTGTAGTGTTGCGTAGTGCTGTAGAATATCTTGAAGCTTTTGGGAGTTACGGCGATGGCTCTTAAATCCTCTCAAAAGTCCTTAAAAGAATGGTCTAAACAGAAGTGGACTACCAGCGATGGTAAGCCTTCTGAAGGGAAGAAGCGTTATCTCCCAGAAGCTGCTTGGAAGGGACTGTCTCCACAAGAGAAAGCAGCCACCAACAAAGCCAAGGCTGCTGGCAACAAGAAGGGTAAACAATTTGTTGCTCAACCAAAGGCTATAGCAAGAAAGGTAGCGAAATATAGATGACAATAGAATACAGAGGCAAAACCTTTGAAGGGTATAATAAGCCTAAGAAATCAGATAAGCCAGAAAAGAAAATGATGGTGCTTGCAAAAGAAGGATCTGTGGTAAAACTGATTCACTTTGGCGATGCCAACATGGGACACAATTATTCTCCAGAAGCAAGAGCTAGTTTTAAAGCTAGACATGCTGAGAATATTAAGAAGGGTAAGATGAGTGCTGCTTATTGGGCTGATAAGGAGCTTTGGGCTGGAAGTGGTGGTAGTGTTAAACAACCCCCTAAAGGTCAGAAACAGAAGTTTGGTAAATAATGGCTACAAGTAAAGCTGGTAGAAAAGGCTTAGATGAACAGCCTTTAGAAGGTGGTGGTTCTGGTGGCGGTATTTCTGGCACTAAATGGAGCAGCATGCCTTCTCTGCGTGGAAGTTCAAGCACTATAGACGACTTAAAGAAACTTGGCTCAGACACCTCTAGTCTTAAAGGTGCTGCTTTAACATCAAAAGAAGCAGCCATTCAAAGAGCCGCTGATCGTACTCTTGTTAGAGCAGGCACTGCTGGTGTTGTTGCCGCTGGCGCTGCTGCCCTGTCTTCAGAGAGTAAGCCAAAGAATGGCAGTGATAATGAATTTATGGGCAGCGTTAGAGCAGACCCAAAAAATCCAACTGGTGCTGAAGGAACAGGAATGGCTAAGGGTGGTATGGTCAAAAAGAAAATGTCTGCTTATAATGCAGTGTATATGGGTAAAGATAAAAGGAAATAATCATGGCAACAGATGCAGAGATGGTGGCAAAATATAGAGAGAAGGCTAAGGATAAAACCCTGCCTCAGGATGTTAGAAATATGTATTTAGACAAAGCTGTTGAGCTTGAACAAAAAGCTTATAAGCAAATGAAGCCTACATCTTTAGACACCAAGATGGCTAAGGGTGGTATGCCTGTTAAGGGGGGCCGTACAGCTACAAACAAAGCCACCAAGATGATGGCTAAGGGTGGTGCTGTTAAAAAAGCATCTATGTCTAAAAAGAAATAAGGAATAAATAAAATGAAACACGCAATTAAGAAAATGGCTAAAGGCGGCTCTATGGATAAGACAATGATGAAAGACAAAGGGGCTAAGGTTCCTGCTGTTGCCATCATGATTGGTGTTGCTAAGCCCAAAGCAAAAACTAAAATGGCTACTGGTGGTATGGCTATGGTTGAAAAAGATGGTAAGAAAATACCAGCTTTTGCTGCTGATGGCAAAGGTAAGATGGCTAAAGGTGGTATGGCTAAGGGTAAGTGCTAAGATGGCTTTAGTCACTAAGAAGGTTTGCCCTGCTTCTACACAAAGCATTGAGTTGAACCTAAAGAACAGGAACATAGCCTTTGCTGATTTTGGCTATGGGCCTCCTGATCCTTCTGCTAAGAATACAGAATTTTGGAAACTGAAAGTGGAAATGTACAAAGCCCCTCTTTCAGAGATAAAGAATATGAAGTGTGGTAATTGTGCTGCCTTTATTCAAACTCCCAGAATGATGGAATGTATTATTAGTGGTCTTGAAAAAGATGAGGGTAAGAATGAACTATCCTTTGATGAGCAGTTTGTAGCTGCTGCTGATTTAGGATATTGTGACTTGTTCCAGTTTACATGTGCTGCTGCTAGAACATGTGATGCTTGGAAAGCTGGTGGGCCTATTACAAAGGATTGATGATGGCAACAAAACTAACACCCAAACAAACTGCCAAAGTTGGTAAAGTTATGCATGAGTTTAAAGCAAAAGGGTTGCATAGTGGCAAAGGCGGTAAAGTTGTTAAGAACCCAAAACAAGCCATTGCCATTGCTTTGTCTGAGGCTTCTAAGCTGAAGAAGAAATAATATAAAGAAAGACTATTATGGTTCGCACTGACTCTGATCCAAATTTTATGCCTAAACCTGCGCCTAAACCTGCTCCTGCGCCTGCGCCTGCTCCCACTTTAACTACAACACCTATAAACGTAGATTTGAGAGATCCAAGAGGTGCTTATAGACCCGGCACTAGAAAGACAAAGAACTACGCTGAAGAAGAGCCACAAGCTATGAAAAAGGGTGGGCTGGTAAAGAAGAAAACAGTAACAAAGAAGAAAAAATAATGCCAACAAAAGACGCAAGTAAATTTACAACAGAGTCAATTAATGTAACAGCTACAGCCGCTGGTGCTAGTGCTCAGTTGTTGTATCAGTGTCCGAATAATTTTTCTGCCATCGTTAGTTTTTTACTTGTGTCTTCTGGTGCAACTGCTAACAAAGATATTTCTATACAATTTTATCACCAAGAAACCGCTTCTTATAAATATCTATTAAGAACATATAGGATGGGCGCTAATAGTGCTTTTGTGCTAACAAACACAAGTTCTTTGTCCTTGCATCAAGGTGACAAACTAGTGTGTTTTACAGACAGCACAGGCAATTTTGATGTCACTATTTCGGTAGAAGAATATTTTGACCCAATAAGAAAACTGTAACTATATGGAGTGGGTATGTTTCTAATAGAGTTTATACTTTGTTTTCCTATGCAGCCATGTATCCCTGTAGTGGATAGGCCAAGAACAAAGCATGAAACTATAGAAGCGTGTTTACAAGTGGCTTATTATAAATCTCTAGAACTTGAGATGATGAACAAACAATTGAATCCAGAAGTACAGTTTAGATGTGTTAGAGAAGAAGAAACAGAAACATATAAGAATATATAAGGAAAGACAATGGCTAAAGAACTAACAGAACAACATAAGAAGTTTCTTGAAGTGTTATTCACTGAAGCTGCTGGAGACATCACCACAGCCAAAAACTTAGCTGGTTTTTCCAGAGGCTATAGCACACGGCTTTTAACAAACCATCTCAAAGAAGAAATCATTGAAGCTACACAGCTATACATTGCCATGAATGCCCCAAGAGCGGCTGTGGCTATGGTGGGTGGTATTAATTCCCCAACAGAACTAGGCATTAAAGACAAGCTAAACGCTGCCAAAGACTTGTTAGACAGGGCTGGCTTTGTTAAGACAGACAAAGTGCAGGTTGAGTCTAGTGGTGGTGTTATGATATTGCCTGCCAAGGAAAAGCAGGTAGATGACTGATAGGGGTATAGGCAAGTGGATATTGCCACAGCCTGACATAAAGAAAAAAAAGTATATAGACATTCCAAAGCTTGGTCGCACAGTACCTTTTGGTTATAAGCTTAGTGAAGAAGAAGATGGGTGGCTTACACCAATACCTTCTGAGTTAGAAGCATTAGAAAAGGCTAAGAAGTATTTAAAGCAATACAGCTTAACGAAAGTGGCAGCTTGGCTTTCAACAGCAACTGGTAGATATATTGGCCCATCCTCTTTGGAAGCTAGAATAAAGAATGAACAGTCCCAAAAAAGAAGATCTACAACATATCGTCTCCTCGCCAACAGGTACAAAGAAGCCCTTGAGAAAGCGGAGAAGTACGAAAGAAGAGTTGGCTGCACAGAAGACAGCTACTTTGCAACAGAACACTACAGAGAAATTAGAGACAGTTTCTACAAAACTGAAAAGTGAAGAAGAATATCAGAATGTAATTTTTAAACCTAATGCAGGGCCGCAGTCTGTTTTCTTGGCTTCAGCAGAAAGGGAAGTGTTATACGGGGGTGCTGCTGGTGGTGGTAAAAGTTATGCCATGTTAGCAGACCCTCTTAGATATTTTGGTCATCCACAGTTTTCAGGACTATTGTTACGCCACACCACTGAGGAACTTAGGGAACTTATCTGGAAGAGCCAAGAGATATATCCCAAAATATATCCCAATATTAAGTGGAGTGAGAGAAAGATGCAATGGCAAGCTCCTAGTGGAGCTAGGCTTTGGATGTCTTACCTTGATAGAGATGAAGACGTATTGAGATATCAGGGTTTAGCTTTTAGTTGGATTGGTTTTGATGAGTTGACGCAGTGGCACACGCCGTTTGCTTGGAACTATATGCGTTCTCGCTTACGTACCCCTGCCTCAGATCTACCAATCTTCATGAGAGCAACAACGAATCCGGGTGGGCCGGGTCATTCTTGGGTTAAGAAGATGTTTATTGACCCTGCCCCTGCTGGTAAATCCTTCTGGGCTACAGATGTTGAGACAGGAAAGACCCTATCTTACCCTGTAGGACACAGCAGAGAGGGTCAACCACTGTTTAAGCGGAGGTTTATCCCCGCAATGCTGTCAGATAACCCTTATTTAGCTGATGGTGGTGACTATGAAACCATGTTGTTGTCCTTGCCAGAGCACCAACGCAAGCAATTGCTTGAAGGTAACTGGGATGTAGCAGAAGGAGCAGCGTTTCCTGAGTTTAACAGGGCTGTTCATGTAGTAAATAGCTTTGATATCCCCAAAAACTGGACAAAGTTTAGGGCTTGTGACTACGGATATGGTAGTTTTAGTGCTGTTGTGTGGTTTGCTGTCACCCCAAGTGAGCAATTGGTGATATACAGAGAGCTTTATGTTAGCAAAGTGCTAGCTAAAGACCTTGCCCACATGATATTGAGGGCTGAAGAGCACGATGGTGGTATTAGATATGGTGTTTTGGACAGTAGTTGTTGGCATAAGCGTGGAGACACAGGGCCTTCACTAGCTGAACAGATGATTATGGAGGGCTGTAGGTGGAGGCCAGCGGATAGAAGTGCTGGTAGTAGGGTGTCAGGTAAGAACGAACTGCACAGAAGACTACAACATGACCCATTTACAGAACAACCAAGAATGGTTATAACAAGCAACTGTACAAACGTAATTGCTCAGCTTCCTATCATCCAACTGGACAAGAAGAAGCCAGAGGACGTAGATACAAAAGGTGAAGATCACTTATATGATGCCATTAGATATGGTGTTATGAGTAGACCTCGTAGTAGTGTATTTGATTA